TAGAGCATCAGGCCGTTGTCGAGGTAATCGAGGATCAGCCCAAGAAAGTCCTCGGTTGGCCGATCGACATCACCAGCTTGCTTCACCATGCGCTTGAGCGTGTGGGCCGGCTTCATCTCCAGACTGGAGAGACACACCCGACTGCCCTCGGACACCCAATGCACCGCACAGTCGGAGAGGATTTGCGACTTCCCTGCCCCGCTGGCGCCAGTCCACAGTGTGACCTCACCGGGCCGGAACAGCAGCTTGTCCCCGATCTTGCCGTAGGGGGTGGAGTACCCGACACGCTGCCCCGCCTTTGGCCAGAACAGCGCCGAAACCTCTTCGATGTAGTCGGAAGCATGCCGCAGCCCGTCAGGATCCACGCTCTCCGCCTTGGCCAAGAGGTTGCCCATGGCTTCCTGCGTCACGCCGTTGACCAGGCACTCATTGGCGTCCTTGAACGGCAGTATGACCCGGTAGCAGCGATGCCGGCCTAGCCGGTTGACGATCTCCAGAGCCGCTTCCTCGCCCGGCCCGTCCATGTCGGTCGAGATGTAGATCCGCTCGAACCGGTCCAGCCGGTCGAAGTCGTTTTCGATCCAGTTCTGCTTGGCGCCCTTCCCACCACCATACGGTACCGACATGGCCGGGTAGCCGTAGGCGGCCCACGAGAGCGCGTCGATCTCACCCTCGGTGATGATGACCGTCCGCGCGTCCGGCGCGATGGCCTGCCATCCGAATAGCACCGGCTCGCAATTCGCCGCGGTTGGCTTTGGCCTTGCACCATCCTCTGCCTTGCGCGCCTTGGCCATCGCCAGTTCGCCATTGGGCAGCAGGAACGGGAAGATGATCTCGTCGCCGTACTCCCCGATCTTGTACAGCGACAGCACGTCGTACGGTATGTTCCGGTCCTGCGTCAGGTAGTCCTTGACCTTGTTGGCCGGGGCCTTGCAGCTCGGCTTGGGCGGCCGAGTGTAAACCTGCCGCTGCGCTTCCTGCCGGTAGGCCTTGGGGCGTTCCACACCGAGCCACGAGCGTGCCTGATCCAGTGCCTCGCCCAGCTCGCAGCCCTTCACCGCGCGCCACAGGTCCAGCAAATCGCCGCCCTCGCCAGTTGCGAAGTCCGACCACACGCCGGCCTTGGGGCCCGTCAGGTGCACGCCGAGGCTTTCGCCCTTCTCGCCACCCGTCGACCCTGCACGCCATTCGTGGCCATCCTTGCGGCCGCCTGGCAGAAGATGTTCCGCCACGGACTGAGCCGATGCCGCCAGCAAGCGCTTGACCTCGAGAATGTCGGCCATCACAGCACCGCCCGATAAATGTCGCCGTCAGGGTCTTTGGGTTTCAGCGCCGCTTCGATCCAAGCCACCGGATCGATGATGCTCTGGTCACGAGCTTGCTGGATCAGGCGGAGAACCGCGCCGTGGTCCTTGCCCGTCAACTGCACCCAACGGCCAACCTGTGATCGGAGCGACTGAGCCGACTTGCCTGAGATGCTGGCCAGCACCTGCAGCCCGTCACCGAACAACATGCGGCTTGGGTCCAGTGAAACGACCGTCGAAGGCGCGACAGCGCTAGAAGCGTCAGCTTCTGTATTCCTATCCTTTCCCTGATCCTCTCCTTGATCAGGCGGTGGATTTCGGGGGAAATCGGCGGATGATGGCGGCTCTGGGTGTTTCGAAGCGACCCGGTGATCGACTTTCTGGTGCTTTCCAAAGCCCTTGATGGCGAAATAGTCTTTTCCTTCAACGGCATAAACGACGATCAGTCCTTCCCGCCGAATTTCACCGAGAAGTTCCGAGATATCGGCGGAGTCGGCCGGCAGTATCTGCATCTTCATGCGGACAGGTGAATACTCGCCGCGGCCGTAGTCGTCGGCGAAGTTCCACATACCGATGAACAGCAGACGCGCCAGAGGCGACAGCGACACGACCTTTTCGTCGGTCCAGAACTCCGGCTTAATGCTTCTGATCCGCGCCATCGCCCTGCCCCTTGATGATGTTCATGCACTTGTCGTGCGCCTGTACCGCCGCGCGGTAAGTCGAGATTGAGGGCGCGTAGAGCGCCAGGTCCCATGCCGTGCGGTAATGCTCGAAAGCAGCGCGAGCATCGTCCATGCGATGCTTGCCGCACAGGTGGGACACATCTGGGATGTCAGGGAGTTCGTCCATGGCTATTCTAGACCGCCGCGATGGACTCATGGTCAAGTTTTGGCTCGGACTTATCCACCGCCAGTCCTGTGGATAACTTCGTAGCCGGCTTGACGCGCACCAATCGCCTGGAGCCGGCGTCTAGATACGCCCCCTGCACTGCCCAGCCGTATGGCTTGATCGCCTGGTTAATGCCATGGGTATGAACGGCGATAATCGTCTTGCGGGTCGATGGTCGATGCTTCTTGTCCTCCCAAAGAAGCTTCTCGAGTTCTCCGCCCAGCACCGCGGATGGGAAAGCATGGCACAGCCTATTCAGCATCTTCCGCCGCGCAGGAGTCAGTGGTACGAGCGCCAATGCCTTGGTGGCCACATTGCCTTCAATCTCCTGCCCGCAACATGGGCACAGCAGCGTCGGCACATCCGACTTGACGGCAGCTCCCGTGAGCCGCCTATTTGCCTCTACCCATTTCGTGTGCTGCTCCCGCAAAGCGCTCATGCCGTCTTCTCCACAAACACAGTGCAGTGGGCCCCAACGTCGACCCACTCGATGCTGACTTTCCGGACAAACCGGCTATCATCGCCTTCGATGACGCCGTGCTTGACGAGAAGGTCCAGGATTGCCTTGGCGCCGTTGTCCGCGTCGCGGCGGCGCTTATCGACAGGGCAAAGGCAGATGGTCACAGCAACCCGTCCGGTCATCTTCTGGGGGCGCTGTGATTTGAGTTCCCAGTCGGCCTCGGTCAGCCAGAGGTCATAGCGGGACGAGCGAACCCGCCCGCGCTTGGCTACGTTGATGAACAGGTTGTTCGTGCTGGGCGGGAACGGTAGCGTGAGCCACACAGCGCCATTGTCGTTGACAGCGACTGCGTTCATTTGCGCCTCGCTTCGTCAGCGGCGCGCTCGGCGGCGACTTCCTCGGGCGTAAGTCCCCACACCTCGGCAAGTGTCCGATGTGAGCGATCAGGCCAGCAGCCGGGGCCGGCGGGCTTGGCAACTCCCGTAGCGCTCACTCCCGCCCCCTATGCTTCCCAAGGGCGCGCGAAGATGCTGCTTCCGCAAAGAAGCGATCAGCCTCTAGCTTGCGCTGTTCCGGTGTGGTGGTTGCTGCGTAGACGGCGAGTTCGATCCGAACGTCAGCACGCCTACGAGCTGCCAGCTTGTTCTCTTCCTTCGTTGCTGCGTGGTAACGAGGGATGACGTGGGGGAGAGGTTCAGGCTTGCGGAATATCCTGCTCAGGAGGCTCATGCTGCTGGCACCCACTGGCTGAGGCCTTCCTCATGCGAGGCGGCGTCGTAGGGCCACCGCTCCACGACGACACTCAGCCGAGGCGTGGCGTCATCGTCGTTCGCGTGAAGGTGCCGACCGATGAAGGTGTTCAGCTCCTTGGCCTTTGCGTCAGCTTCGGCCCTATTGGGGGCGGGGAACACGTCGTCAGGACCAAGAATGTGAATGCACCAAAGGTCGCCCATTCTCTTCGTATCCTCTGCTGTCAGGGAAATTCAGGAGGCAGCACGACATCGCCCGGCGGCTCGGTCGGAGCCTCGGCTGGCGGCGAAGGCCGCAACACGATCATCGTGCTGTTGTCGTCGTTTCTGGCATGACGTACCCAGCCGCCAGCGCACGCGTAGAAGCTGCCGCGCAGGATGCTCAGCTCGCGAGAGCCGTCATGCAGCTTCCCGAGGAGCGCCTTTTCGGTATCGCCCTCAGGCGTCAGGACGATCTGTTCCAGGCCCTGTTCGATGTAGAGAGCTATCTTCATCGGCCGGCCCCGGCCTTGAGCGCTGCCCGGCGTTCCGCAATTTTCGTCGCCAAAGCCGCAGCATCAGCTTCCAAATCTCTAAGATCAGCATCGTCGTCCGTGGCCTTCGTGATCGCGATTTCGTGCTGGAGCTTGCTGACCTGCCGCGCACAGAGG